CTCAGCTGACCTCACGCCGTCACGTGAACGGGTAGGCCGACACGTTGACACCCGGGCCGCGCGGAACACCCTCACGAGCGGAGGCGTCATGGCTAAGAACCGAGCAAGCATGTTGACGGTCGCGCAGATGTTCCGCCTGAATGCTGCGTGCAAGGAACTCACCGAGACGTTCGACGGGCGAACGCCCTACCTCGTCGGCTCCGCACTCACCGACCGCGACTACCGCGATGTCGACGTGCGGATGATGCTCGATGACGACCTGTTCGCCTCGATGTTCGGCAACCCGAGATGGCTGGCACTCGCCAACGCCGCCATGTCGGAATGGCTCGTCCAGTCGACGGGCCTCCCGATCGACTTCCAGTTCCAGGACACCACGAAAGCCAATGCAGAGAACAGCGGCGGCCGGAATCCCGTCGGCTATACTCGCGGGAGGTGATGTCATGGCACTCACCAACAGTCTCATTTGCGACTGCTCCACCCCAAAGGATGAAGCGGCCAACGGGCTCAAGACCTGCGCCCACTGCGACACCGGCATCTGCCAGAAACGCTGCCCCAAATGCCAGGCGTACAACCAAGGCGTCATGCACCGGATCATCCGCGCGAACACGCAGGCCCCATGAACACGTTCATCTGGGCATGCCTGATCGGCTCGTTCGCGCTCATCATCAGTGCGGCACCGCCCATCAGCCGGCCGCGCACCCCAACATGGTTCGACCTCATGCCCTACCTGGCCGCGTCCAAGAAGGGCAGCGGCCGGCTGCAGCAAACCAGCGCACACCGGAAGCGGAAGACGCGACGATGAGTGCCGGCTACGACTGCCCAGTGTGCGGGAACCCGTGGCCCGTGCAGGGTCTCGCGACCCTGTGCACGCACAATCCGGACCGGGTGAGCAGGTAGACAAGCTGAATAGTGCCGAGAAACACGGGGTTAGACCACACCCGAAAGACGAGAACCGCGGAAAGACGCGGAAGTTCACCAAGGAGAGCATCATGGCAACAGGAATCAAAGCAAACGAGGCCGAGACCACTGAGGTTGAGGCTGTCGAGCACACGCCCTCATACGACCAGGAGACAGGAGCTTTCCACTGATGGCACTCTCCATTGCTGAAGTCAAGGTCAAGGTCATCCCCGACCTGTCCGACTTCACAGACGACATCCTCGACCAGCTTGCGGACAAGATCGTCGAGAAGCTGCGGGCAGCATCGGCTATTGATGCCTGAGCCCACACCCGGCAAGCGCACCCTTGAGTACACGGAGACAGTCGGTGAGGTCAGCCGCACAGTCATTGCAGAGGTGGACGACATGGGTTGCATCCTCATCACCACTGAATGGGTTGCATCCTCATCACCACTGAGCTATTCCATGACATGGTGACCCAGCTTGGCTACGTGCTCAAGGAGTAACCCACTTCCCTGTGGCGAAATAGAAACGCGGCGCAAGATAATACGCTGCCCCCGAACGGTGCAACCTCCACAGTGAGGCTCTACGCGCAGGGGCTTTCCGAGAATCAAGCCTCGGCGGGGAACCACCACTCAACAAGCGGGGAGGCACCATGCCAGTCTCCCCACCGAGCCTCTGCACCAACCGTTGCGGCACACTCGTCTACGGTGGCGGGCAATGCGCTGACTGCCTGAGTGAGACACGCAGGGAGACGGACAGGCGCAGGCCCAACGGATACCAACGCGGCTACACCACCGAGTGGGCAGCGTTCCGCAAGACCTACCTCGAAGACCACGTGCTGTGTGAGTCCGCTGAATGTCGTGAGCTACCAGTGTGGAACCGCACCGAAGCGACGGACGTTGACCACATAGACGGCACCGGGCGCAACGGTGCACGCGCGTATGATTCAACAAACCTGCAAGCGCTTTGCCATAGTTGCCATAGTCGACTCACCGCGAAACATGATGGCGGTTTCGGTCACACCAAAGCACCACGCCACAGCTAAAATACAAATAGCCCCCGCATCTGCGCTAACAGACCGGGGAATGACCGACTGGATTGGAGTCGATGTGGATAAGCGTACTTGTTCTATCGTTGGATGCGAGAAGCCAGTTCGAGCAACTGGCTGGTGCAAGATGCACTACAACACGTGGTATCGAACAGGAGATGTTCTATCACCGCCCGCATATACCCCAACGACACAGTGCGAAGTAGACGGCTGCGATAGCAAGCCGCGCAGTTCATGCGCCTTGATGTGTGAGGTGCACTACTACCGGATGCGGCGCAACGATTCGCTTGAAGCTCACGGCAATGATGCCGGTGAACTAAATCACCTATGGACTGGTGATGCTGTCGGATACCGCGCACTACACAGTCGCATCAAGCGAAGCAAGGGTAGCGCCGCCGAGTACCAATGCGTTGACTGTGGCAAGCAGGCGAAGCACTGGTCATACGACCACCTGAGTGACAGCGAGAAGCAGGCACCGCAGGGTGTCTACTCGACAGACCTAGACAGGTACGAACCGCGTTGCGTAGCGTGCCATATGACCTTTGACCTTCACTACTCATCAACGACAACTCGCTAAGCACGACGACCCACCCGGCACCCAAGAGGGCAGGGAGGTCAAAATCTCTGGGGGATTTCCGCCCAAGCCCGTCTGGGCAGCTTTTCCTTTCGTCTGTCACTACGTCATAGGGGGGTCTTATGCCACGGGCTACTGCTCCTGCCGCGTTGCGCCTTATTGGTGGCACGGGCAACGGCAAGGATTCTGGCGGTCGAACGGTAAAGCCGCCGCTTGCGTTCAAGCGCATTCCACCCGAGCCGCCTGACTGGCTTTCGGTTGAGGCGCTTGCGGAGTGGCACAGGGTTGTTCCTGAGATGTCCCGGCTGGACATCCTGAAGCCTGGGGATCGCGCCGCGCTTGCTATCTACTGCGAGAACTGGGCGACGTTCGTTGAGGCATCGCGGATCATCGCGCTTGAGGGCCTGACCATCGAGGCCAAGCAGGGCACGCTTCCGCACCCCGCGGTCGGCATCGCTCGTGCTGCTGGGCGCGAGGCTCGCACGTGGGCCGGCCAGTTCGGCTTGACCCCCGCCGCCGAGAACGCATTCGGCGCAAACAAGGACACGGCGCAGTCGACGGATAACCCGTTTAGCGGATAGGTGGTAATCGGAGGTCAGCATGGCGAAGGTCGATGACCTCGGGCTATCTCCCGAAGCGCGCTGGTATTTGAAAGATCGTGGGTACGCTCTCCCGGATTGCCCCCCGCGCATCATCACCCCCGATCCTGGGAGGACGCGCGGGACCAAGTTTGACCCCGAACGGGTTGACCGAGTGCTGGCCGTGTTCAACGCACTCACGCACACGCAGGGTCGGCTCGCGGGCCAACCCCTGCGGCTCGACCCTTGGCAGGTCGCTTACCTGATTATTCCGGTCTTCGGCTGGGTCAAGAAAAACGAGTTTGGCGAGTTCGTTCGCGTCATCCGCAACCTCTACATTGACGTGCCGCGCAAGCAGGGCAAGTCCACGCTTGCGGGCGGCATTGCCCTCTACATGGCTTTCGCTGACGGCGACCTGGGCGCGCAGGTTGTGACGGCTGCGACGACAGAGCGCCAAGCGGGTTTCGTGTTCAACCCGATCAAGACGCTGGCGAACAAGTCCCCGGCTCTCAAGAAGCACGTGCGGGTAGTCGGCAAGAAGGTGCTGCACCCGAAGTCGGGTTCGTACATCGAGGTTGTGTCGTCGGTGGCTGATGCGCAGCACGGCGCAAACATCCATTTCGGGTGCATTGATGAGCTGCATGTGCACAAGACGCCTGATCTGGTGGAGACGATCGAGACGGGTACTGGTTCGCGCCGGCAACCGCTTATCGGGATGATCACGACTGCTGACTCTGGCAAGAAGAACACGATCTACTCTCGGAAGCGCGAGTACATCGAGCAGTTGGAGCGCGGTGCGATCAAGGACCCGGCGACGTATGGTGTCGTGTGGGCTGCTGATCCGCTCGCTGACCCGTTCGCGGAGGCCACACAGAAGTCAGCCAACCCCGGCTATGGCATCTCGCCTACCCGGTCGTATCTGAAGAGTGCGGCTGCGGAGGCGCAGCAGTCCCCGGCTGACCTTGCGAAGTATCAGCGGCTGCACTTGGGTCTGCGGACGAAGCAGGAAACCAAGTACCTCGACTTGTCGGTGTGGGATCGTAACGAGTCGCTTGTGCATGAGCCGGAT